CGGGATAATTGCGCTGCAGCGCCGAGGTGACGATGTCGATGAGCACAGTAATTTGTGCTTCGCCCATCGACGCGCCGATTTCGGTCAGTTGCCTCACCTTGGGCATCAACCGGCGGAGCTGACCCAGGGTAAGTGGCGGCACTATCCAATCCTGGCCGCCCATTGCAACCGCCACGCCGGGGATCATCACTCCACCGTACTCAGATAGCCGATCGTCCCTGAAGCGTCAGCAAAAGCCATGAAATCGAGCTCGCTGATTGTCCAAGTATCGAGCTTAGTCGGTAGAGACAATTTATTTGCCGTGCACGCGTTCAGGCGGAGCGCGGTGCCGCTGCCGTTGTAGGCAGTGTAAAACGTCGCCTTGAAGGTGGGAGTAACACCCATCGGCTGGTTCGCGAGGGTCACCCTGTTGCCGCTTGTTGCGACGTTGTACGTGTACGAGATCATAATCGCGGCGCTAGCATCGGCGGAGGAGAAAATATACGCACCGGTAGCGAAGTTGACCGAGTATTGGCCGGCGGTCGAAGGCGTGGTCACCCGGTTGAAACGCTTGCCGCTTGCGGCGTAGCTGATCCCGAGATCATCATTGTAGCTGGCCGCATTGGCGGGGATTACGGTGTAGGGCGTCGTCGCCGGAACCGTAGCGGCCTCCAGCTGCGAGACGGCGAATTGCCCCGTAGCCGGCGTCACCCCGAAAAAAATGTCCGAATACAGCAAACCGAGGATCTGCGCGAATTTAGCTTTCCCCGTTATCTTGCTCTGCCCACGGGCTATCGCCACCGGGAACTGGAGCTGGCCGTAGAGCTCTTTGTTGCTCCAGTCGAAATCGATCTGTATGTCTTGCAGCACGCCAAATTGTCGTGGGCCGATGCCCGACCCCATTACATCGGTGCGTTCTCCCCATATCGCGCCGGAGCCGAAGCTTAATTGCATGTCATTTACTCCCCTTCAAGAGCCGCTTCAGCCTCTCCTTGGCGGCGTGGGCGATATTCCAGGCCTGCGTGTCGCGGGCGACCGCCGAGCCCGGGAAATGGTCGGCCCACCAACGTTCAATCAGCAGCTCGATCGAAGGCGGCGCAGCAGCTTGGTTGGTGCCGTGATCTTCCTCGGCCATTGGTCACTCCGTCGAATAAAAACGTATTTAAGGACTACGAGGGGTACCGTCTCAACAGACGCCCGCCTTGATTAACCGCGCTAATGTCAGATGCAGAGTATTTCGACGGGTACGATCGCTATGGCCTGATCCCCGAGTACGCCTTCGTCAGTCTGAACCTTGCCCGCTATATATGCGTGCTGAACCATTTGAGGCAGCCCAAGGTTCTGGATCCCAGTTGTCGGCGACGGTGACAGCGCGGCTTCGAGGGCATCGAGCAGCGGGTTCAAAATCGCAGCTGGCGCCAGATAGGGGTCGCTCGAATGGGCGTACACGTAGAATTCGGCATAGAGGGTCCATACGATTGGGGCACCAAGTTTCTTTATGGCGGCTTGGCCCCCTTTTTCGCTCATGAACAACGCGGGCTGCTCCGCCGGAGCGACGTCCGCCCAATGTCGCAGACGGCGATTTGTACTGGTGAACTGCGCCGCACTTGCGCCGAGCTCCCATAAGGCAGCGTAAATCGTTTCACGAACTATCATCGGTCGATTCCGAACGCCAGGACGCGGCGAACCGCTGCTGCGATGGCTGTCGATAAAACGCGACCTGTCGCCTCTGATCCTGAGGACGAAGAAGCCAAGATTATATTCCCGCCGATCATCATAGCGTTAGCGCCTCGCGCAATGCCGCTTCCACCTCATCGCGGATCGCAGGGTCCATGTCTTCCAGTGCCGAGTGCAAAAAGGAGGGCTCCGGAACCTCTATCCGACTATGGTACGACTGCAGACTGATCGCCTTCCTCGGTATCGGGCGTCGGAAGGCCTTTTTGACATGGCGCAGGCTCGCGCCGACGCCAGCCGCACCGAAGCCATATTCGTGAGCGTGGGTATAATCGCTGCCGCTGGAGACGGTCGCTGCAATCCTGTCGTCGCTTTGATCGATTTGCAGACTGCTGCTGAGCGAGCCCGAGCGGGGAGCGAGGGTTTGATTAGCGAGCTCACCCTCCTGGATCTTGCGCTGAAGTTCGATACCCAGTGTGGTGATCGCACGGGCGAGTCCCGAAGAGACTAGATCGGGAATAGCGCGCAACCAAGCCAGCACTGCGTCGTCGCCGACGAGACGGGCAGTAATCACAGAACGCTGGATATTATCATGGCATCGTCCCCGGTTACCACCGGTGTTCGCTGGATCGGAGCGATTGGAGCAACCAGACGATATTGTTGCAGGAGCGTTTTGATCGGGTCGCTCATGTCCTTTTGGGCGTATGCGACGGTCTCTGCACCGCCCAACGATTTCGAGACTTCGCCGATGCGCGTACGCTCTCGGTAGCGCAGCGAGACGAGTTCGATGCACGCCTGAGCGACTTCGGGCGGTGTAGTCGGATATCCGGCCGTATACGCAACGACAACGTTCTGGGCCCCACGGTTGAACCTGTAGCCGCGGACCGAAAGCTGTGTGGAACTGAACCGGTAACCGGCTGCGTTGAACAAGGCGGCCACAGGAACAGCCTGGCCGTCGATCGCCAATGACAGCACGGCCGTGACCGGAAAGCACGCGAACTGCAGCCTGTGGCCTCCGGTTCCGTCGCGGATTTCTAGGTAATCGGCTGACGCGATCTGGCGGTTGAGCCAGGTCTGAATATATTGGCTTGCCGCCGCGACAAGGCGGGTAAGCAGCGCGTCGTCGGTTGCCGGAAAGGCCGCTTGCCCGGTTTGCAGCCACGCCTTGACGTCGGCGAGCGTAGTCAGATCCCCGAAGGCCACCGAATCAGACCTTTTTGGGACGGTTGCTCGGCCACGATTTCGCTCGACGCAAAGTCACCATCGTCTCCTCATAAACGGGGACGAAGCCATGCGCCGATAGCTCAAAAGCGGCTTCGGCCGGCACGAGCACGTTCCCATTCGAATCGGCGAGGAATCGACGGCCGGCATAGGAACAGCCCGCGGCATCGTCGTGGTGCAGCGTGAACTCACCGGCGGAGACTATGTTGTCGCGGTTCTTTGCCAATACGAACCCCCCGATTGTGGTCAGGGGACCAACAGCCTCCGGCGGCACTTGGATCAGACCGTCCTTATCGACCGAATAACAAGCTGCCCCGTGGTTCGCCTCATCTTGGCCAAAAGCAGCGCGCAACGGTATCAGATCCCCGCCGGGTGAGACCCCCGGGGTTGACCCGGGGGCTGGTACAACGGACGCTTCCAAAGAAAACGTCGAGATCTCGGGCATTAGCGTCACCCGTTTGCGATGTTACAGATGACACCCATCGCAAACGGAGCATAGACGGCCAGCACTTCCTCGGCATAGACGCCGACTTGCCGCTGGCGAGTAACGATCGGCCAATCGATCTGGTAGTAGTCTTGCCGTGTTTTGATCTCGGCGACGTTCGGTACCTCGTTCGACTGGTACTGAATGGGCAGGTTCTCCGCCCAACCGATGACCGTCCCGGGCGGCACCTTCGGGTGAATTCGGATCGGAATGCGAAGGCCGCCATTTAAGGCGAAGGGATTGTAATAAAACTGAACGACCCCGGACGCCGTCAGCTGATACTCACCGTCGCTGCCGTCAGCGGGACTATCGTAGCGCAGCAGCGGACCCGAGGCGTTCGACAGCACCTTTGCCGTTATGTTCTTCAACTCCTGCGAGTTGACAAAGAGAACCGTCGGCGACACTTGAAAATTGTCCCACATCTTCTGGAACATCGTGTCGATCTCGACGACCGAGCCGCGGCCCGATGCGGTCAGAGGCATGCCAGTCCCCGCCGTCCCGGTCGGCATGACATTGACGTAGGCATTCGAGCCTGGTTTCAGCGCCGTCGTCAAAAGTCCGTCATAGGCGTAACTCGGGTTGGCGGAGTTATCGGCAGTAATGGCGCTCTGCGGCTGGGTACCAGTGCTGAGCGGCGCAGATATGGCCAGACTGTTGATTGTCGTGATGGCCTGCAACACCTCGCTGCCGCTCGTCGTCGACACATACCAAGCATAGGCAACCGCGCCCTGGACCGGGTTGACTGAGCAGAACAGCGTCTGACCCAGTGTCACCG